TGGTATATATCTTTTTTTGTTTTTTTTTTCCCCCCCGGGGGGGGGGGGGGGGTATTATTCACTATTGAGTTCTTCTGAGGTGAAATGAAATAATTTGCTTTCCTTTTGAACATAGAGGCTCTTAGCTACATAGTAATAAATGCCTGTATCCAAGTCCTTGACTAAGCCTACGTTTCCTATAGATCTTCCTACAAAAAACTGCAAACATACTCTGTAATGTGCTAGCTTGAGTACTTGTGCTGCATAAGTGGTTACTTCTTCCCTAAAAGAAGGATTATAAGAGGCAATTCCCTTATTATGTTTGTAAATATACTTTACAATAGGATAAAGGTCGTCAAACTGCTCTGCATCCTGAGCTAACTGCTTATCTTGCTTGAGATTTTCTGTACTTTTGATCAAGTAAAGTATTCCTTTTGCAGAGAGATGGACATAGTACTTACCCAAATCGATATCTCTTTTTTCATGCTCAGTTTTCTCACACCCTCCTCCATAAGCAGAAAAAGTATCTACATGAAAAGATAGGTAATGCTTACCTACCCTCTTATAAGTACCTTTAGTATTGACAAAACAATCCAGTCCACAAGGGGCAAAATAAGTACTATAAAAAGTCTTATCCTTAGCAAAATTTATGAGATGGCCTGCTGTTGCTTTGGTTGTCCTTTGCAAACGGTACATCTCCACGGGGTTTCTTTCTCCAAAGAGCTCAATGAGGTACCACTTGCCTATTATCTTTTTTTGTGCGAATGCTGAGAAACAAACGCCTAAGAGGAGTAGAAGTATTATGTGTTTCATATGGGTTTTATTTTTAGGTACAAAGTTAGTGGTTAGTAGAAAACAATATATCGTCCCTTTCATTAAGATGCCATAAATTGCGTCTCTACGGGAGGATATACCTATCAGAAATTGTCATAGTCAACACATGTGTCGAGAAGAGAAGTGAATTTATTGTATCTTAGATAGTTGTGAATAATATTTTTCACTATTCATTTTTCACTATTCACTTCTTCTGTGGTGAAATGGAAGTATTTGTTTTCCTTTTGAGCAGAGGTGTCCTCAACTACATAGTAATAAATGCCTGTATCCAAGTCCTTGACTAAGCCTATGTTTCCTATGATCCTTCTTACAGAAAGCTGCAAACATACTTTATAATGTGTCAGCTTGAGTACTTGTGCTGCATAAGTGGTTATTTCTTCCCTAAAAGAAAGGTTATAAGGGGTATATCCTCCGTTATGCTTAAAAATATGTCTTATAATAGGATAAAGGTTGTTGAACTGCTCTGCATCCTGGGCTAACTGCTTATCTTGCTCAAGATCTCCTGTACTTTTGATCAGGTAAAGTATTCCACTTGGTGAAAAATAGACATAGTACTTGCCCAAATCAGTATCTTTTTTTTCACGCTCCGTCCCTATCTCATAAAAAGATAAATTATTTACATGAAAGGATAGATAATGCTTGCCTATTTTTTTATAGCTCCCACTTATAGAAATAGTTCCACTATTTCCGCAAGCGGCAAAAGAAGAACTCAAAAAAGTCTTATCCTTATCTATTTCTATGCAATAGCCTGATCTTTCTTTGGTTTGTCTTTCTAAACGGAACATCTCCATGGAGGGTTTCTCTCCAAAGAGGTCAAAGAGATACCATAGACCTTCTATCTTATTTTGTGCGAATGCTAAAGTATAACTTCCTAAAAGGAGCGTAAGAATAATGTGTCTCATATTGTTTGATTCTATACAGCGTACAAAATTAGTAAAAATTATTGATTAGTGGTGGCTTTTCATTCTTCTCTATTCACTTTAAAAAATTCTTTGAGTTTGCCCTCTTTTTCATAGTTATAGAGTGCCTTCATCACCCAAGCGGGGGGATACTTGCCATGAGTGAGGACAAAGATATTCTTGACGGCCTTACTCACCGGATATAGCAGGGTCATCAGTTGGAGCGTGCTCTCAAAGAGTTCACCTGTTTTGGTCTCGGTTAAAGGGACTTTTAGCAATGCCAACAATATATATACTGCCGCAATAACCCCAAGCATTTGGGCGTTTTTCTTTAGCAGTTCCTGCAAGGAAAAAGTACGCTGACGCAGGTGGTAGGCAACCCCAACAAACATATTGACCACAAGGGCTACTGCTAATGCCACTATAAAAGCCTCATGGGTCTGTTGCCAAGAGTGGAAGTAGCGGTATAGGAGCATGATGGGGGCGCTACGAGAGAGCGTTTGCCAAAGGTAATACAGCCTATCACGTAAGGCTATGGACGTATCGGAATGATACAAGAGGACTAAGGGAACGAGGAAAAAAAACATGATTAGTTTTGAGTTTTAAATTTTGAGTTTTGAGTTGGTTGTAAATTTTGAGTTTTGAGTTTTGAGTTAGTGTAAGTTTTGAGTTCTAAGTTAACTCAAAACTAAGAACTCAAAACTCAAAACTATATAAGTTCTTGAATATGTGCGGTAATCTCCACTGTGGCAGCGGCTTGTCTCAAGGGTGTATGTAAGCAGGGGAGGTACGCCTTGAGGATCGCTAAGCGGCGGGCAAGGTAGGCATCGAAGATCTCACGCTTGTCCTGTACCTTGAGGGAGGCATCGAGGAAAAGGAGCTTGAGGGCAGCACCCGAAGGGGGCGACATGGAACGAATACTCTGATAGGAGATGTCGGGAGTCTGTGTGAGCGTATAGATCATACGTAGCAGGGTATCCATCTCCAGCTTGACCGACTCAGGGGCATTGTGCCAAGAGATATATTGCATGGAAGCATCTTTGTCCCCCTCTATAATCGCACCAGGTTCGCCCTTTTGGCTCCAACCCTGTATGTGTCCTGTAACAAACAGCTTAGGAGCGGCATGGTAGTCATTAGTCTCGGCGAAATTGGACAACAAGTGCTCCAAACGCTCAATGAGCGGATCCACTTCTTCGGTTTCTCGGTGGGGCTGATGGGCATATACCACGGGAATCTTCCCAATAGGATTGGGCTTAGGGTACCCCTCCTCCAGTAGATATTGTCCTGATACCATGCGCCAAAGATAATGGTGGGTGGCTGTATAGGTCTCGAAATAATCCGTTAGCTCCCCTACCCCTGTTTGGGTATTTGTACTAAGACTCTTATAAGCACGGGAGAAAGCCGTCATATCGCCCGTTTGGTCAAAATAGGGGTAGAGGGTATCCCCGAAGGCAGGTGAAAAAAGGCTACAACGGAGCTTGAACTGGCAGGGAAAGCCATAGTCATAATGAGTGGTCGCCGTAGGAATAGGATACCACAGCTCGGCACATTCGCCAAAGGAGAAGGTGGCACGGGCAATACGTCTGTTCAGGCTATTGTCTTTCGCCTGAGTGAGGATTTTCAGGATAGCCGCATAGGCTTGTTGCTCCTGTTTGTCCTCACTAGCACATTCATAACGCACTGACTTGCCAAAGAGAAAAGCCACGGAACGCTTGATGATAAGCTGTTGCAAGGGCAGTGCAATACGAGCTACAGGCTCCATGCGTACGCCCTCGGTGGTCTGTACCTGCTTATCCCGCCTAAGCACGGGATCATTGACAGGATGAAGCGCAGGATTAAGTGCTTTTTGCGCTTCCGTAGGATTGGGTAAGGGAGCATTGCGCCCCGATTTGAGTAAAGAAATGTTTATCATAATTAAGTGAAAAATGAAAAATGAAAAATGAAAAATGAAAAATGAAAAGTGAAAAATGAAAAGTGAAAAATGAAAAGTGAAAAATGAAAAGTGAATAGTGAAAAACGAATAGTGAGAAGTGAAAAGAGAGCGGTTGAGTAAACTGTTCACTCTTCACTTTACGCTATTCACTATCTAAGTCCGAACATAGCTGCTAAATCCACTTTCTTTGGGGGTTGTCGGCATTCTATGGAACCCGTAAGGGCATCGGGGGCATCATCATGGGCGTTAGTGCCCACACGAAGGTAACCTGTAAGATCGCGGGCAAACTTCGGGAAACGCTTCTTCCAGTCCAAAGGCATCTTGATCAGCTTCTGTACCGAAGCTGAAGCAGCAAAAATCCTTGCTGCCTTGTTCTGTCCTTGATGAAAAGGATAAAAACGCGTCAGTCTATTGCCCATATCATAAGCGCGTTGTTGTAGGTTGCTTACAAACAATCCTCCGCCGTTGTTGCTCTCTATATGACAGCGTTCCACTTGGTGCTGTTGGAGCATATAGGTTAGTGTCGTCTCCGTCACCTCCATAGGCTCTTTCGTGTAAAGCACATCAATGATATAGTTGCCCTCCTCTGCTTCCTTGTAGAACAAAGCGCATAGGTAGTCTGCCCCACTATCGGCAGCATCTATATACGCCACTGATTGGGAACGATAAGGTAGTTCTGTATAACAAGTAAACTCCTCGTACATCAGTCCTTGAGAAGGTTGCGGATTCTGTTGGTACATACTTTCAAAGACAGTTGGGGTACGTTCCTTAATCTCTAGCAACTTGCTAAGGCTATGTCGTTCAGGCCATAGGGGTTCGCCCTCTGCTCTGGGGTCTAGTTTGCTCGGTGGCTTGTTCTGTATAGCAGGAAAACTAATAAGTGTCCAACCTTGTGGGTTGTCTATGGGGTCATATACTCCTTCTTGTTCTAAGAGTCTGTCTTGATAACCTACCATCTCACATTCATCAGCATTGCGGGCGTAGTTACGACTGCGTTTGCCCTGTTCTTGGTAGCTTGTTTGTCCTGCTAGGAGCGTTTGTGGAAACAGCTCATAGTACCTATCATCGTCCATGATACGTTGGAGTTCGCGATTGAACTTACGTGCTTTGGTAGCGTTGTAGGAGACAATAGCAATACGCTTATTAGGGTCTTGTCCTAAGACAAAAGCAGGCAGACGTCGGGTAGCTCCCTCGCTCTTTCCGTGTTGGGGAGGCATGGTGATCATGAGCTTTTTGATTTCCCCCATGGCAAAACGAGTAAGTACCTCGTAATAGGCGACATGAAAAGGCGCAGGGATAAAAGAAGGGAGTGTATAGCGAGTGAAGGAAAGGAGATTCCTCTCCCCCAACCCCCTCTCCGAAAGAGAGGGAGA